ATAAATGGGGCTGATGCTAGTGGTGGCGTTGCTACATTTACTGGTGGTCAACTATTAACTGTCACAACAGCTGGTACTGGAGACAATGGTAAAACAGTTACTATTACTGGAACTGATGTTTTAGGTGACACACAAACAGAAACAATAACCTTAACAGGATCTGCTACAACACATGATGGAACTAAGTTTTTTAAAACAGTTACAGCAGTGTCAGTGTCAGCACAACCAGCAGCTAATATTAAGTTAGGGCATTTAGCGACAACAGTGAAGGCAGCGATATTTGGCGGAAGTGTTAGAATAAAAGGTGTTATGATTGTAAACTCAGCTACGGCTGGTACAATTGATTTTGTGGAGGGATCTACAACAGGTACAACTGTGATGCAGTTGAGAACTATTGGAGATGACGAAACTTCACGAGATGTAACAATACCAGAACAGGGTGTAGTTTGCAGGGATGGAGCTTTTATATCTTATACGTCAGCAACATTTGCATTCATGACTGTGTTTTTTGCATAGGTGAAACGTGACTAGGAAGGCAGATAAACAGCCACCTAAGACTAAGAAGTATTTCCGCTCCACAAAGTCTGGAGCGGGGATGACTAAAGCAGGTGTAGCTCGTTATCGGAGAGAAAATCCAGGCAGTAAATTAAAAACTGCTGTAACTGGTAAAGTTAAGGCAGGCAGTAAAGCAGCAAAAAGAAGAAAGTCTTTTTGTGCTAGAAGCGCTGGTCAGATGAAAAAATTTCCCAAAGCAGCAAAAAATCCAAACAGCAGATTAAGACAAGCTAGACGAAGGTGGAAGTGTTGATTAGTAGAACTACAATGAAAAACCAAATGAAGGGTAATAAAATGAGAAAGAAAAATAAAATAGGTACATATAAAAAAGGTGGCACAATTGGCAAGATAGCATCTGTATTAAGTCCTGCTTATGGAATAATGAAAGGTCAAGGACCTTTTTCAGATATAGCGTCTGCTATAGGAAAGGCTGCTGGACCTTTAGCTGGTCCTGCGGCTTTGTTAGCTAGAGATAAAAAAGAAGAAGCTAAAATGAGAAGAATGGCTATGGCTTCAGCAGCAGCGCCCACGGGAGCCAACTCTCCCATGGCTGCCACAGGTGCTAATCAAATGCAAAGAATGATGGGTGGCGGTGTTATTAAAAGAACTAAGCCTATTGATGGCATAGCTTCTAAAGGCATGACTAAAGGAAAGATCACATAATGGATATTGATAAGCTAAGAGAAGAGTTGAAAATTGACGAGGGTGTAAAATACGAAATATACCTCGACCACCTTTCTTTACCGACTTGTGGAGTAGGGCATCTCATAAAAGATACAGATCCAGAGAGTGGTTTGCCTGTAGGAACAAAAATTGAAGAGGAAAGAGTTAACGAATTGTTTGATGAGGACATACAGGTAACATTACAAGAATGTAAATATCTTTATAATGACTTTGATGATCTGCCAGAAGAAGCACAAAGAATTATAGCCAATATGATGTTTAATCTGGGCAGACCTCGTTTAAGCAGATTTTTAAAGATGAAGCAACATGTGGATAACAGAGACTTTGTCTCTGCGAGTGAGGAGATGAAAGACTCAAAATGGTACAGACAAGTAACTAACAGAGCACAAAGACTTTGTGACAGAATGGCTAACATAACTACATAGGTGATTTATGAGAAAGTATTATACAGAACAAAGAGAAAAACGTAAGGCAAAAGAAAAATTATCTAGATCTGGACCGCCATCAGAAAAAGAACTGGTATCCTCTGTTAGGAGAGAGATGCAAATGAGAGAAAAATTTAAAACCTCAACTCCTAAAATTATGAAAGCAAAGGAAAAAAGAGTTATATCTAATAGAATTGGTGAGCCAAAAACATTAAAGGAAACACGAAGAAGAAGAAAATTAGATGAAAGTATTTTTAAAAAAGCAAAAGCAACACAAATTCCTGCATCTATGAAAAAAGGTGGATTCTTGTCCACAGGCAATGACAGAAAAGATTTAAATATAATTAGAACTGCCAAAAACTTAGATGATGGTCCAGCTTCATCAACATCATCAACAACATCTTCAAGCTCATCAAATGGCATGAAAGCAGGTGGAATGGTAAAAATGATGAAGAAAGGAGGCAAAAGTACAGTCAACAAAGCAGGTAATTATACAAAGCCAACAATGAGAAAAGCCTTGTTTAACAGAATAAAGGCTGGTGGTAAAGGTGGTAGACCTGGACAGTGGAGTGCTAGAAAAGCGCAAATGCTTGCAAAACAATATAAAGCAAAAGGTGGAGGCTATAGAGGATAATGGATCCAGCCACTATAGGATTAGCTATAACAGCAGCCTCAAAAGCATTTGGGGCTATTAAGGCTGGTTTTGCAGCGGGTAGAGAAATTGAATCTATGGGTAAAGATTTAAGTCGCTGGATGGGAGCTATAAGTGACATTGATAATGCAGAGAAGTCTGCTAAAAATGCTTCACCTCTTAGAAAACTATTTAAAGGTAAAGAAATAGAGGCTAGTGCTATAGAAGCGTTTACCGCAAAAAAAAAGTTAGAAGCACAAAGGCAAGAATTAAAATCATTTATAAATTTTCACTACGGGGCTAATTCTTGGAATGAAATTTTGCATATGGAAAAAGAGATTAGGCTTCAGAGAAAAAAAGAGATTTATGAGAGACAGGAACTTATTAGAAAGATTTGGGAATACATAGGCTGGGTATTATTGTTTTGTACAGTAGTAGGCTTTATAATACTTTTAGCTTGGATTTATAAAGAGAATAGAAGATGAAAAGAAAAGCACTACAAAAATCTTCAAAATATGAACAATATGATATTGATAACGATGGTATTGTAAGTGATGAAGAATTTGAGCATATGGCTGAAATTAAAAGACTTGAACATGATTTACGAAAACAAAGAGCACAAAGACGTATGGCTACTGCTAGTTTGGTTGCTATGGCTTCTTTTACTATTGCAATGTTTTTTGTCGATCTCGAGAGAGTCAAAGCACTCAGTGATATTAGTAATCTTTTTTACATCACTGGCGGTGGCATCGTGGCTGCATATATGGGTGCCAGTGCTATAATGAATAGAAATGGTAAGTAAATGGCTAGAAAAGATCCAAAAGTTGGAACAGGGAAAAAACCTAAAGGTTCAGGAAGGAGACTCTACACAGATGAAAATCCAAAAGACACTGTTAAGATTAAGTATGCAACTGTTGCAGATGCTCGTGCAACAGCTAGAAAAGTTAAAAATATTAATAAACCTTTTGCTAGAAAAATTCAAATCCTTACCGTTATGGAGCAAAGGTCTAAAGTTGCTGGGAAGCCGCAACAAGCAGCCATTGCGAAGAGGGCGAAAGAAGCAATCAGGAAACAAAAGAAAACAAGATGACTAGTATAAATAAACATTTATTGGTATAATAAAACATGGCGTTAAAAAAATCACAAAGGAGCTTAAAAGCGTGGGGTAAGCAAAAGTGGAGAACAAAATCTGGTAAACCTAGTACACAGGGGCCAAAAGCTACAGGCGAGCGTTATTTACCTTCCGCAGCGATTAAGGCTCTTTCGCCCTCTGAATACGCCGCCACTACGGCTAAAAAGCGCAAAGCAACTAGAAAAGGAAAACAAGTGGCTAAACAGCCCAAAAAGATTGCTAGAAAAACGGCGAAGTTTAGGAAGTTTGCATAGGTAGAATATGGCATCAGTAACACCAGATATACCAGAAATATTTCAAGAAGCCTATGAAAGGGCTGGCCTTGATATGAAGACTGGTTATGATCTTAAAACAATTAGAAGATCGTTTAATATATTAACAGCAGAGTGGCAGAACAGAGGATTAAACCTTTGGACAATTGCAGAGGGCACGCAAGCTTTATCTTCAGGGACAGCAACATATACTTTGCCTACAGATACAGTAGATCTTTTAGAGCATCAAATAAGAACAGGCACAGGTACTAATCAAACGGATACAAACTTAACACGAATAACCGTTTCAACATATGCACAAACAGCTAATAAAAACACAACAGGTAGACCAACACAAATATTCATACAAAGATTAAGCAACAAAGTAGATGTAACATTTTATCCAGTACCAGACAGTTCTGCGACATATACTTTGTTCTATTATAGAATAGTAGGCATTGACGGAATATCATCGGGGATATCAGGAACTACCACATCCTTTATTCCTCCTAGGTTTGTGCCTTGTTTAGTTTCTGGTCTTGCCTACTATGTAGCTATGAAGCGACCAGAGGTTGCGGATAGAGTTGCTGCATTAAAGCAGGAATATGAGTTTCAGTTTGAACTAGCAGCAGGTGAAGACTCAGACAGTGCATCTGCTAGATTTGTACCATACAACACATTTTTTGGGAGTTAACTATGCCACAGTACAAAATAAAAAGTGGAGACACTTTATCACAAATAGCAAAATCAAAAGGATTTACCCTGAAACAACTTATGGGTGCTAATAAAAATATAAAAGATCCTAATAAAATTAAAGCAGGAGCTACATTACAGTTGCCCTATAGTGCAACTAGTATGATGGGAGGATCTTCTAAAAATAGAAGTAAGAGAGATGTAGGAACAACAGGTCGTGGACCATATAGGGGAATGTCAAAATCTGAAATGACTAAAATGTCTATGAATAAGAAAAAGACAACAGCAAAGCCAAAAGCATTAGCTGCAAAGCCTACAAAAAGACCAGCTGCTATAGGTAAGAAAAAACTTACTGGCACTGCTGGTAGAAGACAAAGAAGAATGACAAGGAGAGTGTAATGCCAATTAAAATAGTACCTACAAAAGGTAAAAAGAAAAAACAAAATAAGAAGCCTTCAGGAGCAGCGCCATTTATAATGCCAGGGCAAAAGAAGATGCTTAATAAAATGATGGGTAAATCTAAGCCACAAACACTGAAAGGTGGTGGCGGTTTAAAAGCTGTTCCACAGGGTAGTAAAGGTAAAGGCTTAAGCAAGTTACCAACGGCAGTTCGTAATAAAATGGGCTACATGAAAAAAGGTGGCAAGGTTATGAAGATGCGTGGTGGTGGAGCCGCAACTAGAGGGTTAATGTTTAATAATAGATAATGGCAGGACTTATATGCAATTTACCTTCTATAGAAGTTTGGGTAAGAAAAGAATACTTAAGGGACTTAGATGATGGTTTTGGAGAATTTGTAAAAGGTGTTTGGGTTACAGCAAAATCTATTCCTGGGCGAGCTTTTTATTTTGAAACTTACTTGCCTGATTATGGTGCTTTATTTGATAAGCTACCAATATCAGCATTTGTTTCTAGACCAGAAGTTCCCAAGACAGATATGGACCTTGCCAACCTTCAGTTTTGGAATTGTATGGATTATGGAGTCGTAGCGGTGCAGAAGCAGTTTATATCGACAATGGAATATGAAGTATACACCAGAGATCATGGTATACAAAAAGGTGCTTACATTTGCACACTAGATAACTATCACTATGATTGTGATCAAATCGACTACAGTACTAGCGAAACTCCAGCAGAACATAAATCATCTAATCTTATTGAATTAGATAATGGTCAGTATTGCTTGTATCCAAATAATAGAACTAGAATATTTGATAATTCTTTATCTCCAAAGAAACCACTAAAACCTGATTTTAAGGTTAGCACTATAGAGTATCAGGTAGAGAATGGACAAAATTTTAGACTAGGTGAAACAGATAAGTATTTTTATGAGTTAGACAGTGACAAAAGCTAGAGGAAAATACGCATACGGATTTTGTGACAGATCAGGGTTTAGATATGATTTACATGATCTTGTGTATGAATTTAGAAATGGGGTAAGAAATGGGTTACGAGTAGGCAAGGATATGGTTGATCAAGATCATCCACAAAACTTTCTTGGCAAAATAAAAGCTGAAGATGCCCAGTCTTTAAATGATCCAAGGCCAGACAAAAGATCAGAGCCTGATATTGAAAGACTACTAAATCCAAATCCTTACACACATTCTGGGTCTGGAGTTATTACAACAAAAGAAACAAATCATGGAAGAACAACTGGAGATACA